CTAAAAAAATCTATGGAAAATAATGAAACTATTGAAGAACGACAAAAAAATGATAAAGAAGCGTTAGTCGAGGCATTTTTAGAAATGCCTATTATTCAAGTGGCTTGTAAAAGAGCGGGTATAAGTCGAGCCACTTATTACCGATGGAGAAAAGAAGATAAAAATTTCCGAAAGCAATGTGAAGATGCCATGAGTCAAGGATTCGAATATATTAACGATCTTTCCGAGGCACAGATTATTAATTTGATTAAAGAAAAAAAATTACCAGCAATTGCGCTCTGGCTTAAAAATCATCACCCGCAATATGGATCAAAAACAAAAACGTACATACCAATAGCGACGAATGAAGAGTTAACTCCGGAAGAACAAAAAATTATTATGAACGCTCTTAATCTCGTATCAGATAATAATATTAATTATAAAGAAAATGAGAAAAATCACTCCGCAACTCTTGGAACAAATCTGGGAGAATAAGAAAATTAGACAAAGACTTGCATATGAAAACCCACTTTGGTTTAGCCTCTTATATTTGCGGCATCACTTTTCGTATTCATTTGCACCATTTCATACCGAAATGTTTTATTTAATTAGCCAAATAGAATATGATTTTATTGCCATCATGGCATTTCGTGAATCTGGAAAATCAACCATCATGAATACAACAAATATTCTTTGGTCAATTCTTGGAAAACCGGAAAAGAAATTCGTCTTGATTATAAGTAAAACGCAAGAGCAAGCAAAAAATCATTTTTTAAGTATGGAATCCGAGCTTAAGAATAATGAAAAACTTAAAGAAGATTTTGGGCCATTCATTGAAAGTGAAGATGATTTAAAAAGGCTATCCCTTGAGCTTGTTTACCATGGAGCGAAAATTATGTCTGTAACTAGCGAGCAAAGTATCCGTGGTCTAAAATATGGCCAATTTAGACCAGATCTCATTATTTGCGATGATTTAGAGGACATTTCTTCTGTATTTAACAGCAAAGAAAGTGAAATAATTTATGATAGATTCCAAAAAGAAATAATTCCTATAGGAAGTTTTGGCACTAGAATTGTTGTTTTAGGGAACTTGCTTTCTGGTCATTCATTTATGATGCGATTAAAAAATGATATTGAAGAAAATAGAATGGCAGGAATTTTTAGAGTGTATCCGCTTATTGATGATGCTAATAATGTTTTATGGGAGGAAAGATTTCCCAACTTTAATGTCATTAATAAATTGAAAGAAAAAATATCAACAGAAACATGGATACGAGAATATTTATTAACCCTTGAAAATAATGTCTATGGTGAACCAAAAGAATTGCCACCACTAAAAAAAGACGAGAAAAACAATAAAATTATTTTGGAGCGATATCATTGGAAACTCGCAGAATTACGAAAGCGTTATAAAGAATGTCTAAATAAAACAAAACCACAAATTCCTCTAATCCAACAAATGGAAAGATTTATAATTAAAGCTCCAGAAACAAAATCTTTTATTATTCCTGAATTAGGAGATTCACGATATGAAAAATATTTGGATTACAAAAAAGAGAAGGATCAAATTATTAAAGAATTCCATGAAGAATTAAAGATAATTTTACGCAATAATATTTTAAAGAAATACGCTATCGGATAGTACCCGCTATTATCGTTGCAATCAATATTATTAACCAGATCACAAATCCAATACCACCCCCTATCGCTATCGCGAAGATAAGGGCAGCCAACCAAAATAATATTAATACAATTATTACCCTCATTTTATTTATAAAACATTCACTGAAACCATTTCAATCATTCCATTGGATTTGAATGTTATTTCGTGAACCCCGGAACTCTCGAATTCATAATGATATGGGTAATAATAAACTGTTTCCGGTATACCATTGTTATAGATTGTGGTTATATTTCCAGTACCTTCTATACTCTTATTTTGAGATGCGTCAGTTGATTCGATAACAACTAATACATTTTTAATTGATTCGCCATTATTATTTCTTACCACTAATCCAAGCTCGATATAATTGCTATCATTAATTACTTCCGGGCTAGCCACATACGTTCGGCCTAGTCCTTTGCTTGGAATAGGACTAATAATTTTCAAACTTTCCATAGATATTATCACTGGAGTAGGAGTTGGCGTAAATGTTGGAATTGGAGTCGGGGTTGAAGTTGGTGTCGGTGTAGGAGTTGAAATTATTATGGTTATCGGGGTTGTAGATGTTTGCCCAGCAATCTGTTCGGATTGTTGAGCTAATGAACTACTAGCTATCGCAATTGCTTGATTAGCAAACGACAATGCTTGTGCTTGTAATTGAGGATTAGATTGAAGATTGGGACTAGAAAGCAAACTTAATGCCATCTGAAGAAGCAAAATAATTGATACGAGATTCATATTTTTATATTTTATTTGGCAAAGAACAAAAAGCTCCCAGCCAGCGATGACTTGCGTCATCCACATGAGTTTCCCCATATGGCCTCAACAGCACTCTGACTAGGAGTTTTTTACTGTTGAGGACTTGTAGCCATACCACATGATTACTCATATGGGTTAGGCTAACCGTAAAGGTTTTATTTAATTGTTAAATTCATTTTAACTTAAGCGACCTTTAAAATCAACCATATCCTAGCTTAATTCAAGGAATTTGCGAAGCTTTAGTTATCAACTGGTTACCAACTGGGGGGTCTGGACTATACAGAAGAACGGCGTCATTGATTGTATTGTATGGATACTCAAATAGAACCGGTTGGGGTCTCAGTTCAATCAAATGTGCAACCCCAAGAAAAAACTAAATATGTTTTATACGCTAGAAAATCAACTGAATCTGATGAAAAACAGGCTCTTTCCATAGATTCACAAATAAAAGAGATGTTGAGAATAGCTGAGCGAGATGAATTAGACATTATTGATATCCGTAGAGAATCACATTCAGCTAAAGATTCCGGCCAACGCCCTGTATTTAATGAAATATTGAAGGATTTACGCAGTGGTAGATATACAGGCATTCTTACTTGGGCTCCCGACAGATTAAGTAGAAATGCTGGAGATCTCGGATCATTAGTAGATCTAATGGATCAGAAAGTTCTTCATGAAATAAGAACTTATGGGCAAAAATTTACTAACTCCCCTAATGAAAAGTTTCTGTTAATGATTCTGTGTAGCCAAGCCAAATTAGAAAATGATAATAAAAGTGTAAATGTAAAACGAGGACTGAGAACTAGAATTGAAATGGGATTATGGCCAGGAATTGCTCCGACTGGATATCTCAACGAAAAAAGACTTGATAGAAAATGCCAAGTTATAATTGATCCACAAAGAGCAGCGATTATAAAACAAATATTTGAAAAGTATGCATACGATGGTTGGAGTGGGAGAAAACTTTATCACTGGCTTAAATTTGAAATAAATTTTCGCACAATTAACGACCATCATCTTTCTTTATCAAGCATTTATCGTATTATTCAAAATCATTTCTATTATGGAATATTGGAATACCCAAATGGTAGTGGTAATTTCTATACTGGCAAACAAGAGCCAATCATCACTAGAGAATTATTTATAGCCGCTCAAGCAGAACTCAAAAAAGATAACATTACTCACGGCGAAAGTAAAGAATTCGCTTTTACTAAATTAATGACTTGTGGACTTTGTGGCTCCGGCATAACAGCTCAAGAGAAATTCAAAAAGTTGAAAACCAATGGATTAACAGCTCGCTATGTTTATTACGGATGTTCTCGGGCAAAAGATTTACATTGTAAAAATACTTATATTCGTGAGGAAGAATTGATAAAACAATTTATTGAGTTGATTGGTCAAATGGATATTAATGATAGCGAAATAAAGAAAAAGTTTGAAATAGAAATGAAAAGAATAAAAGAATTTCAAAAGACTTTTTTAGGGAATAAGATAACGAACCAAAACATTGAATTTGACCCGAGAAATTATGCAACTTATATTTTACAAGAAGGAACAATAACCGAAAAAAGAGAATTCTTAGGAGCTCTCAAAAGTAAAATAATTATCAAAAATAGAATCGTATCTCTTAACTAAAAAATAGGGAATAAGTAGTAAAAAATATCCATTTTATGCTAAACTATATATAATATAAATGGCTACTATGAGTAAAAACCAGCAAAAAGATGAGTTTTCTGATTTAACCTTGTATTATATAAAACAAGACAATCTAAAACATAGAAAATCATTGGGACAATATTTTACACCAAGGACAATAAGAGAAAAACTTCTAAATCAAATACCAAAGAATAAGCTTAATCTAAAAATTTTAGACCCTGCTTGTGGCACAGGAGAATTTTTAATTACAGCTAAAAAATACTTTAAAAATTCTAAATTATATGGATGGGAAATAGATAAAGAATTGGCCAAAATAAGCAAAAAGAATGTGCCATCTGCCAACGTATTAAATATAGATTCACTTCTAATGAGTAATAACGAAAAGTTTGATATTGTTATCGGAAATCCACCTTATTTTGAATTTTCACCATCATCGGAAATAAAAGAAGAATACTCGGAAATTATAAATGGAAGAATTAATATATTTTCCTTATTTGTTTATAAGGGCATAAAAATCTTAAATAATGGTGGCTATCTTGCCTATGTATTGCCACCGTCAATGAATAATGGTGCTTATTTTTCCAAATTAAGAGATTTCATAATTAATAATACAAATATAGAATATTTGGAAATATTAAATGGATCAAAATTATTTGACAAAGCACTTCAAACAGTGATGTTATTAGTTTTAAGAAAGGGTAAGTATGAGAATAAATACATTTTTAAAAAAAATGGTATATCAATAATAACAGAAAATAAAAAAGAATTAGAAAAATTTTTCCAATATAAGAGTACTTTATATGAATTAGGTTATCAGGTAAAAACTGGGAGAATAGTTTGGAATCAGAATAAGGATATTCTTACTAATCAATCAACTAATAAAACAATACCTCTAATTTGGGCTCGAAATATAACGCCGGATGGTTTGAAAATCCCCATAAAAGATGGGAAAAAGCCACAATATATAAAAAGTGATAATTTTGATATTGGTCCAGCTATTGTCGTAAATCGCATAGTTGGATCTGTAAATGCTGCTAAAATAAAATCGGCTTTAATTCCAAGGGGAATGAAATTTTTGGCAGAAAATCATACAAATGTAATTTACCCGCCAAAACAAAATAAATTACTAGACACTAATAATAAAAATATAACCATTGAAGAAATAAATAGACAAATTAACTCACCTGAAAATTTAGAAGTACTAAAAAGTATCACTGGTAATACCCAGATATCAAAGAATGAATTAGAAAAATTATTCCCTATAAGCTATTAAAACTTAAAGATATTTAGACAGGGGGTTTCAATCCCTTGAAATTTATTCTTCCAGTGATATACCACCCTGATCAAATCAGTTCTAATACTTCCATCTAAAGAATATATTATAAGATTCGTTTCATCTTCTTTTATTTCTACGCCAATATCATTTTCAAAAATTTTGTATAAATTATTTAAATTATCCTCCTTATCAATTGATAATGTCTTTTTATACAAATAATAGACATCATAATTATCAATACTTTTCTCTAAAGAAGAAAAATCTTTAAGCATTTCGGAATTTAATATTTCTTGGGTATGACTCCCGGTCAAAACAAGAAAAGCAAACTTTTTCAATTTGTCCTTATCTAATTCAGCATTCTTCAACATGGATAGATATTTTATTTTAAAAACTCTATCCATTTTTATAATTTTTAGTATTAAATTAGATATTAATTTTTGGTTTTCTGAACTATTTGGTGAGTCTATGTGTTCTTGGCATACATTTTCCACATTACGATGCCCAGTGTTAATTTTTTCTTTTAAGAATTCGGCTGCCTCAGAAATTTTAAAATCAGGATCAGAATCTTTTATTTTACCAAATGGATATGTGAATTGGTTTAATAATGTAATCACTTTTTGTTTATGATCAATTTCTTTTCTAAAAGATTGCCAACTCTGACAATTGAATATCCCTAATGAAGTCATGGCATTTTGAGATATGTTAGCTAATGTTCCAACCCCGTCTTTTTCTAAAAATTTTAATTCAATATATCTTTTTTTGTTATTATCTAGCTCAATACAAATATCACCCGGAGTACTATAATCATTGCCTATGGCTTTGGCAATTTTTATATTTCGGTGTTCATTTTTAATAAGAGTGACAAACTTTTTTATTAAACCTAAGAAGGGATGCTTTTTTTGTTCGGTTGATAAATCGCCACCATTTACAAGAATAGCGACTATTTTTTCTGCTTCTTCTACTATATCTCTTTCGTGTTTACCCATGTAATATTTAAAAAAAACCCATCTCAGTCTTTCACAATACTGTACTGACTGACGCTGGCCGAGACGATATCCGAAATCGCCTTAGTCTAGTACTGATAAAATCTCACTTGTTATTATTATAAACCTTATTTAATGCCATTTAAAGTCGTATTTTTATGTTTAATCCTTATTTATTATACTAGAAATAAAACTTGAAATACAATTATAATGGGCGTATAATTTAAGAATAGAGGTATTTTATAATGCAAAATGGATCAAGATAAAAATACACAAATTAATTTATTCGCAAAAGATGGCGAATCAAAAATAGAGACTTTCAAAAAGAAAGATGTTCGTAAAGTATTCCACGAAAAAGAGTGGTGGTTTTCCGTTAAAGATGTCCTCGAGGTATTAACTGATACTACGGATGGTAATCGATATTCTCGAGATTTAAGAGATAGGGATAACGGGCTCAAAGAAAGGTGGGCGGAAATTACGCGGACGTTAGAACATGGCTCTAATGGCGGCAAACAACAAACCCAATTCATTAATATTGAGGGTATATTTCGTTTGATGCAATCAGTTCCCTCTGGAAAGGCGGAGGATTTTAAAAAATGGCTGGCAAGAGTCGGTTTTGAACGCGTACAAGAGATTCAAAATCCAGAAATTGCTATAAAACGAGCAATAACACTCTACCGAGTAAAAGGATATGGTGATGATTGGATAGAAGCCCGTATTCAAAATAAAATAAGTCGAGAAAAACTCGAAGACGAATGGCATAAACGCAATATTGAAGGAACTCAATACGGAATCCTTACGGATGCTATATCGGTGGCAACCTTTGATATTACAACAAAACAGCATAAAGAAATAAAGGGACTTGGAAAATCTCATAATCTACGTGACAATATGACACCCATCGAACTTACTCTTACAACACTCGGGGAACAAGCTACAACAGAAATAGCCAAAACACGTGATGCTAAAGGCTTGTATCAAAATAAGGAAGCCGCAAAAGCAGGGGGAAATATTGCTAGAGTTGCTCGTATACAACTTGAAGACGCAACTAAACATCACATTGTTTCAAAAGAAAATTATCTTACTGAAAGACAAAAAAAGAATTTAGAATTACCAGAAGGATTAGAAAAAACTATTAAAAATCTTTTGGATTCACAAGTGCCCACAAAAGATAAAGAAAATTAGACATTCTTTAAAACTTCATAATCAATAAAATTCCATAGCCTTGCGGCTATGGAATTTTATTATACCCATTTGCATCTTTATAATTATTTAAATTTCCAGGGAAATCACGCCAACTAGCCCATGATTAACAATAAAAAGATTCTTTAAAAACGAGTAAATCTTACATAATAATATTACCAAACGGGGTTAATTTTATAATTATATAAGAGAACGCGCTTACTTTTTAGCCTTAAGCGTATAATTTTTATTAAACTCTTTAATTATCTTCGGACTGTAATAAGCCCTAGACGACCCCTTAAGATTGATTGGATCAAGATATCTTATCTTACAAAATTTTGGATTATTTCTAAGCTTACTTTTAATACTGTGAAATTTTGAATTAGGTGAAAAATTGGTGTACCTCTCCTTTAATTTACTTACTAAATTTTTATAATCTATCGGATATTCTTTTTCAATAATTTTATCTTCTTCTATCCTCATTACAGGAGCATCAGGATTATTAGTTAATCGCACTCCTATGCCATCGTTCTTCAAAGATACGGGTCTAACATCGCCAATTAATTTCAGAGTCGGCCAGCCTTTTTCTTTAAAATTACCCTCTCTAATAAATCGGAGTTTAGGGATTAATTTTCTATCTATTATAAGGGTTCCTTTTTGACCATCAATACGTCCCTCCGGTATATTTAAAATAGCCGTATTCGCAGGTCCAACTTTTGATATTTTTTTAAAAAGGTCCATCCAATTACTTTCTTCTTTCTCTCGAATTTGTTTGAGCATAATATTCAATTCTGCGTATTTTATCTTCTCACTTCTAGCATTATAACGATAATAAATTTCCGCTTCTTTTATGTCCCCGTCATTTTTAGTGCACACAACCGGCTTATGAAATGATGTATAAACACACAGAAATCCAATTTTTTTGCCACGTATTATTTTATAAAACTTTTCAAAATTAATTTCTGGAGAAAACGCTCCATTTAAATAACCACTTATTTTTGATTCATCAATATCTATAAAATTATTATTTTGTAGTCCTATTAATTTCCTTGGTTGATTTGTCACTCCAAAAATAATAAAACCACCTTTATTATTTGCAAAAGATGCTATACTTTTCGCATATTTATCTTTAGAATTCCAATTAAATGACTCTTTAAATTCTAACCAACCACTTTCTCTCGAGGTTATTTTAAGAGAATGTTTTGATTCAAAACAAAAAATCTTTTTATATTCATCAGGATTTATAAATTTCATAGCTTAAAAATCCTTTAAAAATGCGAGCGGGTCTTCTACGATAATGCCGCTGAGCAGAGCAGTGGCATACGCTCTGGTACTACCACATATAAGGCAGTATAAAGGTTTTTCAGCTATAATTCAAGCCGAAAACTGACCCCTATGGGTCAATATTATTTAAACCAAATGAGACAAATAAGACACTGCGTGGCGTGTCTTATTTAGACAATGAACCATCTTTTTTCTTGGTTTTTTTATATCTCCAAGGATTTACTCGCATATCTACTTTTAAAAGCAAGGAGAAAAATCCTACGAGATTATTAGCGGCCTCAGATGCTTCAGAGTCGGTAAGCTTCTTACCATAGTCTTTCTCAATTATTTTTTGTAATTCCCCAACTCTTTCTTTTGAGACTTGTGCCATATAAATTATTCGGTTTCAGCTCTTCGTTTTTGGACTTTATCATAATCATCTTTAGTCATTGGTCTATAGACAGCCTTCACTAAGGTGATCAATTTAATAGCGCTTTCCAAAGCATCTTGATCAGAAATATCTTTGCCAGTTTTCTTTTTATAAATTTCTTTGAATTTATCTAAATGTTCTTTAGAAATCATATTTTTAAACTTAATATATTTTCTCTGCTTATTTCTTTAAAAGATTCAATTTCAACATGATGGGTGTAAACATTCTTGATTTTAACCTCATAACAATGATTAAGATGAACATCTGTTTTTACTGCCGGGGCAACATAAATCCTTATTATTCTGCCTAAATATTGTCCATCCATAATTTCTGTCTTTAATTCAAATTGATTTTGTACCGCTTCCCAAATGTAGACATGTACTATCAATAAATCATTTTCATGAATTAAAGAATAATCAATTTCCGGTCCGTCAAATATCCTACGCGTAACATGCACCCTCTTCTTTTTAATAATTTTTTTATCATGAATTAAACTTCTTTTCCCAATTTTAGAAAGCTTATCAGCGTTTTTATTCTTTTTTTCTGGGATATATTCTATTTTAATTATTCCTCCTACTTCTTGATGAAGTTTTTTCCTAATTTTATCTATCTTATCTAATAAATCTTTATCTTTAATTGGTTTATTCTCATGATTAAGCCATCTATTCTTTCTGTATTCTTGGATACGATACGGATTTAATAATTCTGCATCCGTTACTTTGATTCTGTCAGTGTAAATATTTACTCCCGCGACCTTATGAAGTATCCCCGGATTTTGTTTACCAAAAGATAATAGTTTTTCCATTGACTCTAAAATACTAATCATCTCAAGGCGATGAATTCCTTGCCCATCATTTCTAATAGATTTACTTATGGGCTCTAAATTTAAAAAATCGGGAAATTCAATACAAAAACCATTTCCTCCAGTTTGTCTTTGATCACGATCCATTGCACCATCGCAATTAATATTTATTACATGTGGATTATACATATTATATTAAGCATTATAAAACGTTTCTGAGACCAATGAAAGAATGAGATAAATAAGACAGTAAATAGGAGTCTTATTTCTTATCCACCATAGCTTCATTTGACTTTTATTTCCAACGTAATAAAATGTAAGTATATTGACAATTTTACGCATTGGCGAAGGCTAACAAGCCACAGGTTAATATAAAATCCCTTCCACCTCGCCGAGTGGTAAAAGCGAGAGAGTTCGGTTAGATCGCAAGATCTATCAAACCCGCCGAATAAAAGAGATAGTTAATGCACTATTCTCACCGCTTCGCCGCGGAAACAAGATTATTAAGGTCTTGTTTTCGTTGTCGATAAAAAATTATGAAACAGACTTTGATGGTCTGTTTTTTTGTTGTGGCGGTCGATGCATTTCAAAGAAACAATTAATTGTTAGTAAATAATAGTCGTTAATAAATTAAATAAAAAAATATGAAAAAAATACAAAATAAGGATATACGAATTGAATATGTTTCAATCGATATTCTCAAATCTGCCGAATATAATCCTCGCAAATGGGATAAAGAAGCGGAAAATCAATTAAAAGAAAGCATCACAAAATTTGGAGTTGTCGATCCAATTATTGTGAATGGCGCTGAAAATAGAAAAAACGTTGTAATCGGTGGTCATTTTAGATTATCAACCATGAAAGAACTAGGAATGAAAAAAGTTCCAATTGTTTATCTAAATATTCCAGATATTGAGAAAGAAAAAGAGCTAAACATTAGGCTTAATAAAAACACCGGCGAATTTGATTGGAATTTGTTAGCCAAATTTGATGAATCTTTTTTATCAGCCGTTGGTTTTTCAAGCGAAGAATTAGATGACATTTTTGCCACAGAAGACGAGCCGGAACAATTTGATCTTGAAAAAGAATTGAAAAAATTGAATATCAATAAAATTAACATTCAAAAAGGTGATGTTTATGAACTCAATGGCAGTCGTCTTATGTGTGGCGATAGCACAATAGCAGAAGATGTGCAAAAACTCATGGATGGTGAAAAAGCTGACATGTGCCTGACCGATCCACCCTATATATTAGATTATTTACACGGTAAGAAAAAGAATGGTAAAGCAATAACTGGTTTTGGAGCCAAGCGTGACCGCAGATATTTAGAAACCGACTCATTGCCAGATAATTTTACTGAATTATGGGTGAAAAATATAAAAGATGTAGCAAAGGATGATTTTCATATCATCATATATGAAAATTGGAAGAATATTCGAACTATATGGAACGAGGTGGAAAAATATTGGAAAGTAAAAAATATGATTGTCTGGCATCTACCAAACAGAGTCCAGGGTTTTTCTGCTAAATACAAGTTTTTTAACAAACATGATATCGCCGTAGTCGGTAGTTCATATAGTAATGAAGCGCTAAATACGAATCCGGAAGAAGAATTATTACAGAACGAGTATGAAACCGCCTTATACGCCATATCAGGTAAACCTCATTGGGAAGGATATGAAAAAGGAAAAAAGATTTGCCCCACCGATTTTATAGAATTTAAAGCAGCTGACGAAAAAAGCTCCGGACAAGGAATCATTTTTGGTACTAAACCAATTGAGATTCTAATTCCATATATAAAAGTTCTAACAAAAAGAGACGACTTAATTATTGAACCATATGGAGGAAGTGGATCAACGCTTATAGCAGCAACAAAAATGAAAAGACGTTGTTATTTAATGGAAAAATCTCCTGTATATGCCGAAGTAATAAAAAGTCGCTGGGAAAAATTAACTGGATTAAAAGCTAAAAAAATCTATGGAAAATAATGAAGTAATCGAAATGCGACAAAAAAATGATAAAGAAGCATTAGTTGAAGCATTTAGAGAAATGCCCATTATTCAAGTAGCTTGTAAAAGAACGGGCATAAGTCGAGCCACTTATTACCGATGGAGAAAAGAAGATAAAAATTTCCGAAAGCAATGCGAAGATGCCATGAATCAAGGATTCGAATATATTAACGATCTCTCCGAGGCACAGATTATTAATTTAATTAAAGAAAAGAAATTACCAGCAATTACGCTCTGGCTTAAAAATCATCACCCACAATATGGATCAAAAACAAAAATACACACACCGATAGCAACGAATGAAGAGTTAACTACGGAAGAACAAAAAATTATTATGAACGCTCTTAATCTCGTATCAGATAATAATATTAATTATAAAGAAAATGAGAAAAAT